CCGTTACGGCTACTGCCGCCTGATTAGCTACTGAAAAAACCCTTCCGGCTAAAACTGCTGTATCATATTTGCCAGCGGCGCTTACCAATCTTCTGTCACTGTCGATTAGGGGTGGTCTACCCACTCCATCTTTATCTTGTCCGTACATAAATCACCTCATATTTTAAATTGCGTTAAATGCATAAATCAGGCTCAAGTCGTCTTCCCATGTGCCGTCATGGAAAATATACTTTTCCCCGGTGTCAATGACATGGAAGGTTGAGCCTTCGGGCGGGGCAGTCGGTTTGGCATCGGATGACACCCCGTTGAATCTTTGGATATTGGTTTCAAGTTTGATGGTCATAGCGCCCCCTTATAACAGCGACTCAGCATAAGCACCCTTTGACATGGGATAGTAAAAAAGATGCGCTGTGGCTGAAATGGTGGCGGTTTGAGTAACATCAGACGCTAACATCCCAATGGTTCCGGCAGTATTTGCACCGGCTGCGGTTTCGCCACCAAGTATATGCAATTTTCCGGCTGATTCAAGATCGGATAGTCCGGGTCCATCGGTTAAAACGGCTGCTGTAGCAACGACCCCACCAACCCACACAATGCGCTGATGAGCGCCTAAACTGGCAATGGTAGCACACTTTCCACACATGGCATTAACTGCGATAGTGGGAGTTGTAAAAGTGGTATTGAACAATACTTGGGTAGCATGTGCGCTGGCAGCGGATGTTAATTCAACGAAAAGCTGAACTACTGCAATCCTGCCTACGATTGTGAAAAGTTCGGTTTGTGCTGCAATTGTGAAATTTGCCGCGACTAAAACGGCGTCGGTTGTTTTGACATGCATCCCTGTGATGAGATCTGCGATTCTTGCCCGTGTACTTGACGCGTAGTTTGGCATTTGTCACCATCCTATTTTTATGGGTTATTTTTTTACTGCTGTTTCTCTTTTACCAGCCGATTTTGATATGGCCGTTTCTTTTTTGGGTTTGTTGGCCTCTTTCAACTGCCTGGCAATTTCACCAGACATAAATTGTTTAAATCCGGGCCTGGTAATTATTGCGTCACAAACCTCTTTGATACCTGCTTGATCCATGGTTTACTCCTATTGCCACGGAGTTTCCCCCGTGACTGTTAGGCTGAAATTAATCAACAATATAATTGGAATCCTTGTATCTTGGCACAACATGAGCAACAACGCTCACAAAATCCGTGGCCTGGCCTGAATTGTCAATCGTAACACCAAGGACGTCAAACCCATTTTCAATATCAAAACCGGCAGGATCAATCTGCATTACGACAATCATATTTTTTGCGGTTGCGGGCAAATCGTAAGTGATGGCATCGGTTCTCCTGGTCAATACACTTGTAAGGCTGATATCGGTGTTTGAAAAAATTGGCAGCGTGTTTGTGATTGCCTTTGAATCAGATCCATCAACCGCCGTACACTGAACAGGATCGATCCCGGTTGCATCTGCTTGAGCCTGCGTAAAAATAAGCTCAAGGTAAACCATGTGGGCCAGCTTGAGGCTGATATAGTCGGTCGTCACGCCGCCATTAGTGGTAACAGGTGCAGTTAAAACAACAGGCACCGCATCTTCTGGAATTCTTGGATAAAGACCCATTATGGACCTCCTTTTTTATTTAAAAATTATCTTGCTGCTAAAAGGACAGTTGAGCTTGTGGAAGTCCCTTTATTCGGCGTTAATGGCGCTTTTTGTTTTGGCTGGCCATCAAAATGAGTGACAAATCGAACTGCTGTCTGATTATTCAGAAATTTAATATGACCGGAAATTGCAGTTTCAACACCACCGCGATCAACCGTTTTATACTGGCTCAAATCAGTCAGCATGATATCGCCAAGATCACCCAGCGTAGAAGCCTGTTCAATTGGAATTACAGGATAACCCCATAATGTACCGATAACACCAGGAGCGCCCGCAAAGTTTGGCATAAAAGCGTTTGAAATTGCACCACCAGTACCAACGGATACAGTAAGGTTCAAAAGCTGGTCAAGAGTGTTTTGGTTTATAATCCAGACAACAGAATTGAGATTTTTCAAATGTATTCTGGTCAGCATCATGGTTATATTTCTGTGGGTAATGGTATCAGCATCCTGCCCGGATTGTTTTGCCTGGGAAACCTTATTCGGTGCATTGATCAAACCAAGGGCTTCACCAGATCCAGATCCACGAAAGACCATTTCCTGTTTTCTGAATGCAAGTTCTTCACCAAAGAGATTATTCATTTCAGATTGCAGGGCAGGCACGTCTTGCTGAATTTCGTTTGACATAAAATAAAGCCCGGTCAAACGGTTTGGCTCCCATCTGGTTTTCTTCAAGACGGTTTTTGTGCTTTCGATTTCTGTCAATTCCTTATCGTTATACCAACGGATACCGCCACCACGGCTATCATCAACCCTGGAATCTTCATCAATTTCATATTGATCATAAAACATGCCGCCAATGGTCATAGAATCTGTTCTGGAAAGCAAAGCGTTATTGTTCCAGCCGTTTGTCATAAGATCAATGACGGATTCGCCCTGAAGCAAAAAGCCACCATCTTCTCCAACAGCCTCAACCATTCCAACACCAGCCGCGCGGGTTTCTTGGGTTTCAAGTTCTCTTTCGCCGACTTGATCAAGTCTTGACCTGGCTTCCTCTGTGGGTTTGCCGTGTCCATTTTTTGCGACTATGATCATATCCCGGCATTGTTCGCCCAGGGGAAAACGTGATCTGTAAATGGGCTGATCTTCAACTTCAATATTCCTGGTTTCACCCTCTGTATCACCACCTTCGGCAAAAAGGTTTTCTTCTTCAAGCTTGACGGCTCTTTGCTCTGTGTCGATTTCTGTTCCGAGATGATCCATATCATCCATGATGGTTGTGATTTCAGTATCCTGCTCGGTTGTTCTTGTTTCTAAAGCTCTCAACTCTTTGAGCTTCGCCATTTTTTCACGATAAGCTTTTTGCAGCTTCTGTAATTTATTCATCTTTTCAATCCTCCTTCGGATCTCTCAAGAATTAAAATGTCAACTTCAAGATTTTTGTCAGTTGCGCCGGTTGCGGCGGCTCTTGCCTCGGTTACGAGGTCTTTTTTTATATCTGTTAATGATCTCAAGGCTACACTTGTATCCGGATAGGCTGGATATGTGACCGGCCCAAAATCATATATTACTTCAAGTTCTGAAATATCCCGTTTTGCGATATCCTTATCCAAGTCATTCCAATGATCGCCATTAACTCTAAAACCAAACGATTGACCTGTTAAAAGGCCCAAATCAACCTCTTTGGCCGTCTCCCTGAAATTATGAGTATCGACCGGCGTGGCTTCATATCTTACGCCGTCTTTATCTTCAGTTATTTTAAGGTTTATCCCTTCCCGGGCAAATATCAAAGAAGCATCATGATTTTTAAGGCCACGGACATCAGATCCTTTAAGGGCTTTTGTTGCTGCACCGGGTAAGATGCGCTCAATAAACCCGCCTAAGTCCTCACTCCATTTATTATAGACAATGGGATAACCATAAATACTTCCTATGGTCCCGTCATCGTTTCTGGTGACTTTTACAGGGGTTCCGATAGTTCTTCTTTCGCGCCCGTCATCATCTTTTTTTAGTTCTGGCATATTATCACCTTTTTTAAATTCCTAATGCCATTTGAAATGGCTTTTCAACTTTTGCACCCTTCGATATATTTTCTTTTGCCCACATGGGTTGTAAATTTTTCAATGACCAACACTTTTTAAAATCTTCATGCTCTGGTTTTGTGAAATTATGTGCTGCTATTGGTATTTTATGGTCAATGTGCCATTCTCCATAATTACCCCATGACATTCCGGGTTGAAATTTATTTTCAAGATGGTGTTTTAATTCATTAAGAGTGAAATTTACTAATGTTTCCCAATGACGATTTTTCTTTTCACCTTTTAAAACACCCCATAAAGAACGTGAGATATTTGAATTAAGTTTATAAACTGGATTTAAGGATGCTTTTTTATAAGCCATTTGTTTTGATATTTTATTTCCACCTTTCCAATTCCAACTTTTCTCATTTGTATATTTACCTTTTAATGAGTTTGATATTAATTCCTTTTGCTCATCGCTAATTTTTTTACCCTTATTAGATTCAGATAATTTTTGTTTTGTGTCATCTGATAAAATTTTGCCCTTATGAGATATTGACATATTTTTTTTATGTTCGTCTGTGAAAACAATCCCTATTCTTCCTTTTGATATTTTTTCACAATGTGCCTTTGGTCTTTTTTTTCCATAAAGATGATTATTTTTACCAGATATCTTTTTTATATGTTCGATTGATAATGATTTGCCTTTTTTGGCTTCTGACATTTTTTTTAAATGTTCATCTGTAAAAGGTTCTCTTTTTTTATTTTTCCAATTATGACCATGAATAAATCTTAACGGTTGGCCTTTAACAGATCCTCTCCTTTTGTCAGTTACTTTTGACATTTTAACATAACCACCGCACCCACATTCACATAATTTCATAATATTATCCAATACTTAGGTAACAATCACAACCTTGATGGAGTCCGGGATGATGTTTTGTTCCTCTTATTTTCATTGGAGCTTCAGCACCTTCTGGATTAAGCTCATCTCCATTATTCACAAATGATTGTCCAGATATAACCCTCTTCCCGTCTAAACTACGGCAAAAAGGACAAGTCTTAGGGCCACGGATTCGCCAAATAGTCCCTAAACCAATACTGAAAGCTACTGCCTGGTAAACAGCACTTGAACATCTTACAGTTTCAGATTGTGCTATTTTTCCAGACCTGGTTTCTTCCCATTCGTCCACCCTGACCTCCAAAGCTTCCAGATCATCTTTTAACAAGGCTGTCAATTGACCAAGGGAGCTTTCTGTGTGGCGCTCTGCATATCGTTTGGTATAATCATCAATAAATCTTTCAAGATCATCAGATACCCCGATATCAACGCCCATCTCTTCGGCGCTGGCCGCCTGAATTGCCTCTGAAAAACTCCTGATAACTGGACCTATTTTAGATTTTATTTCAGCCGGCATTTTTCGGTAAAAATCATCAAGCCAGGTTTGCATGTCTCTGTTTTCCCGGCTTTTGCGCTGCTTATTTACTTGTGCTTTTACTGCGAGCCCCTCTTTATTTACAATGTCCTGGGCAGCTCGTTTAAAAAGAGGATAATATTGTTTTGCTATCCGGTCTCTGAGTAGGATGGAAGTTTTTGCCCTGTATTCGATCATTCTGAGGTTTTTATCTTCTTTGGCTGGATCTGTCTTGGTTTCTTGGGCAAAATCTGCGGCCTGGTCGGATGAAATGAAATTTAAGGGAACAAAATACTGATCACCACCCGGCACTGGGTTTCTATTTTCAAGTTTATTAATATCATTTGCAGACATTGCGCCTTTTGACCATTGAGAATCATAATATGCTGATCTTGCCTCAGTATCACCCCTTAAAAGTCCCTCAACAAGCATTTCAACATAAAGACCACGCCTTCTTTGATCTGTAGTCAAAAGTTGCATGTTCTGGGCCTGTTCCCACCTTACAAGCCATGATCTAAGGCATTGAGAAACATAAGAACCATTTTCCTGCTCTAAATTGTTGTTGTTTGAGTTCGCACCATGGATAGCGATCTTGTGGGGAGGCACTTTATACATTCCGCAAATATCTAGGTCCTGGTGTTGCCTGGTTGATATGAATTGAGCATCATCCATCGGTATTGTAATCGGATTATACTTTACGCCCCTTGTCAAGACCATTGCATTATGACTTTTGCCAAGGCTCCCATATTGTTTTTTGATATCTTTTGCAAACTCTTGGGCACCATCACCTAAATTCTGTTCAGTCTCAAAAGTACCTGACGGATGGATACCTTGACCGAAAAATAAAGATCCATAATCCCGTGCGGCAACACCAAGGGCGATTGCTTCACGCGCATTGGCTATAACAGACATTCCCTTAATGCCATCGAAACCAAACCCGGCAATATGGAACATATTATTTCTTGTTCTTTGCTGAATTTTGCCCGTTTTAGGGTCCCGCCATTCGTAATAGATCCCTTTGCGATTATTTTTTACAGATATGTCCCCAGGTTTTGGGAGCTGGATTATTTGCGTTACTTCGCCGGTCCTGGGGTTTCTTTTAAGATCATTGAAAAAATTACCCCATGTCAAAAGATGACTTTGCCCGGTTTCACGCCAATGAAATGAATCTGTATTTTTATTTGGCTGATTATGCAGGATATCATAGAGGGGTTCGTCTGTGGCCCTCTTTTTGCTCCCGTCTTTCCCGGTTTTATAAAGAATCAAGGGCAGGCTTGCAATATCACTGGCTATAAGCGAGACACAAGAAAAAACAGCCAGATATTTAATGGCCGTTTCTTCATTTATCGGAACACCTGATTTTGTAGGCCCGCCACCTGTGGCATTATACCAAAAGTCAGAATATGCAGATAATGACCCGGTTTTAATATTCTCTCTAAGCTCTTTGGCCAAAAATCCCATTTAAGAATCCTTTTTAAAAAAAACAGGCGCAAACTCTCCGAATACTCCCAAACTAAAGAAAATAACACCGATAACGGACAAAGACAGGCCCAATCCGTACAATAAGAAAAGGCCGTATCCAATGAGAATACAGCCTAAAAACATCAAGACGATATATGAACCAATATTGTTAAATATCTTCATAAAGTACATTTATGCACATTGAGGCATAATATACAAGCATTTTGTGTATATTTATTTTTAATAGGTGAATTAAATAAAAAAATAGGCCGCTTTAGATTTAAGGCGGCCTATTACAAGTTTTTTCTATATATGGTGGTTTATTTTAATTTAGGAAGTGGCTTTCCAGTCCTATACGCCAGGTTCGTGTTTTTACCTGTCCTAAAAGAATTCCATGCAAGTATAGCTCTGTATACATATTCGTTATTTGAAATCCTTCTTTTTTGATATTTGGAACGTAGGCTTTCGAATCCAGCCAGCAATAGAAAATTTCTAAATTTCATTTCCGGTGAACTTTTATCTAAATGCTCTCCATCCCTAACATTTGTCCAAAAAATATTAGCGTCTACCTTATCAATCTTCCATGTCTCAAACATAGCATAAACCACTGCTACCCTTCCTATATGTGATGACTCTTTTTTTGAAACACCAGTTAAAATATCACAAACAAACTCACCCTCATCAAGATATTCTTTAAGAAGATCAACTTTATTTTCTTTTGTAAGCCTTGTTGAGTCTCTTTTGACTCCAACACCAGGCCCCTTTGAAACTGTCCCTTTTTTTGTTAATGATTTATCAAGAACAGCAGCACCAACAACAGTGGACGCCACAAAAATGGGCCAATTAAGATCTAATGCAAGTGCCTCTACTGATACCATGTCTTTTAAGCTTCTTGGTAATATTTCAAACTGTCTGTATATTTCAGATGCTTCAAGCTCATCTTTTGCTTTAAACTTTTCTACGATACATGGCATTGTCAAGTCTGATTGGACAATGGCACTGCATACATGCTGACCATTTACCAAAACTTCACGATCACCTTTAATTGATACAAAAGCGACATCACCAAATCTAAACTTACCTTCAGTCATTTTATTGGCAAGATCATCAACATGTGTCAACCTGACAATCCGCTGTCTGTCATACGTGTTGAAAGTTAGATAATGTTTTGCTTTCCCTGGATCAACCTCAACCATTCTTCTCTCAATTAAACACTTTCTTAAATCTGACATAGTACGCTCCTTTTTTAAAATTATGCTTCAATAAGACTTTTTGTTAATTCGATCATATATAAAGCAGCTTCTTTCGTAACTGATGACCACTTTTCCAACCTGATTCTTTGTATCTCTCTGTAAAAATTATCAAAGGCTGTTTTCATATCCTTATCTAAATACAATTCAAGATTGCCCCTTAGTTCATCTTCTGTTAATTTCCTATTAACAAATGCTCGTTTCTTATTGACCTGCTTTTCAATCTCATTTTCAGTTGATTCTTTTTTTATTCCAGACACCACCATTGAAACATGGTGGGCAGTTATTTTTCCTTCAGGCGCTGTATCAATTACCTTTTGCCATGCTTCTTTTTGTTGTTCTGGTTTAAGTTTTGTTAGGGGTCTGGTTTGTGCCTCATTTGTTGGTTGAATGTCTACAATTGTAGACAAATTATCATGGACCAAAGAAGATTCAATAAACTGGTATGCTCTTGGCCTACTCATATCCCATTTATCTTTGCAGTAGTCCTCAAAAGTCGAATGGGTATCACGATATAAACGAGAGTCTCTTATTTTGGCAAGAGCAGAACCTACTTGATGAAAAGCTGTCATGTTTTTATCTATAATAGTTTCAAGCTCTTTGAGTTCTGTTTTTTCTATTGTTGATAATTCTAATAACATAGTACCCCACATTTTTTACAGGTGCGCTTCATTTTTTCCTTGGTACATCAAAATAAGGGCTTTTACATTTCGGACACATTCGGACGTCTTCTTTTCTTGGAATCCATTTGTGGCCGCACCTTAGACACTTGATTTTTTTTATTTTATTTTTCATACTTATATACTTACGCTAAGGTTTACTTATAGTCAAGGGGTTTTTTAATTTAATTTTTTTGTCCGTTCTTTTAAGCATATTTCAAAAGTGGATTGTTCGACATCAAACCCTACGCTGTCAATTTTGTCACCTGTAGCTTCCTCATATTCCTTGATATTTCTCAATAATCTATTTAAAAATTGTGTTTGTGCTTCCTTGTTCATTTCAAGCTCCTTTAAATAAATATTACAGCCGGTTGAGTAGTGTCCTCAACTTCCGGCAGTTCGGCCCCCTTCATTGCCATTGCCATGGCAACCATTCCATCAATCCTACCTGTTGATTTATGTTTTTCAAATTTTCTTAAACCTGTGGCCCCCTCTACAGTAACCGCATTAGATGCGCACATCGTCATAACTTTATTGCCCCCATGTCTTGCCCTGGATTCAACAAATACATCTTCAACCGCTTCAATAGCAGGGTCCATGTCTTTTTCGCCTTGGCCGTGATTAACCATACATAAAGCGCCATCATTGTGATATTCTTCTTTTATTTTTTCACCTTTCTTTTTTGGCTTTTTTATATAACTTTCACATTCTACTTTATCTAATGCCAATATAAAATCATCAATACGCCATCGGTCAAACCTCAATTCAGATATATGATACATTAAATGAATCTCATGAACCTTTTTAGCTATAAACTCGTAATTAATTACCTTGCCTGGCGTGGTCTCGATTAACCCTTCCTTGACCCATGTATCATAAGGTACACGGTCTTTTTTCTTGTGTTCCATGATCAGGTCTGCAGGTTTCCAGAAATAGGCAAATATATGGTGTTCATTTTCCCAATATGCATCAAGAACAAGCGCCGAAAGGTCACTTTTTTTAGACAGGTCAAGGCCTGCGGTTATGCGGCCCTTCGATAATGCGTCAAGGCTCGGTATGGCATTGTTTTTAGTCCATACGCCTATTGACATAAATGGGCTGTTGGTGGATATGCGCTGGTTTAATCTTAGGTTTCTAAAGCCGGGTTCTGAGCTGGGCATGTTGTGTGCTGTATTGGCAAGGGATATCATGTCTTTCATGCTTAAAAAGTCGTCAAGGGCAGGATTCGACAACTTCCAGGACTCCCGGTCCATTATATCAATCTCATCGCCTTTTTCGTCATGTATTGGGCTTGTGAATAGAAATAGCTTTACTGTGGGATCCGTGTGGCCGTTTTTTATCACGTAGTCAATTTCCTCGGATAAAACCGCCAGGTCATCTGCCGCCTGTGTTGAAATAATCCATAGCATGGGTTCTTCATGGGCTCCGAAGCCTTGGACAAGGGTATCGTAAAAATCTCTATTGGCTCCAAATTGGGCAAGCTCATCAAAGGCCAATAATGCAGGACTGATACCATGTTTTGATTTTGCTTCGGCTGAAAGGGCTTTATAGACAGATCCTGTGTATCGACCTTCAATTTCTTTTTTCGTGGCCCTGATAATGGTGGCTTCTTTTAATTCTTCATCGGCATAAATCATATTGGTCATGTATTTAAAAACAATGGCTGCCTGGTCACGCTCAAAGGCTGCTGAGTTCATTTGCTCGTTTCGTTTGGCTTCTGGGCCTATGAGGTGGGTAAGGACAATGGCTGCTATCAGGGGAGTGTTGTGGGTAGGTACCATTGTTTTGCCACAAAGAAATAAACTATTTGGGCTGTCAACCCGGATACATTTTGTTGGTACACTGGCTATTTTTTTAACAGATGTGATTTGAATTGTTCTGCTTCTTGATTTCATTATCCTGTCGGTTGTTTTTTTCTGTCTTAACAATTTCCTTTTTAATCTGAAAACTGGAAGGATATATCTGAGACAGCAGAATTGAACATAATATCCGGTTCCTTCCACAACCCGGCCATTGCATCTCAATGGTTTTTCTCGTACTGAATATTTAACACCAAGACTTGATAATAGTTCACAAAATCCACCAAGCAAAAATATATTTATTGTTGTAAATTCCTGGGCCCGCCCTTTTTTGTCACATGTTCCATCAGTATCCATAAGACCTTGTAATAATGAAAGCCTTTGTTTTATAGATGCTCTTAAATATTCGTTGGGGATATGTTTATTTTTTATCAAATCAAGATGTCTTAATTTTGTTTGTATTTTTTTTGATCTGTCACCACCACGACCACTTGAAAGTCTAATCCTCCATGGGCTTCTGTTTGTTTCCTGGGTGGCTTTTGTTTCCTGTCCGTCTTTATTCAAGATATAAATCATTTCTTTTATATCTTGATCACCACAACTTAATCTTGCACTGTCTGAATCACCATCGCCAAGCCAAGCGCCCAAAACGTATGGTTTTATGGGAAGTCTTTTTGTTTTTCCTTTAATCGGTGAAGAAATATTTATAGAATGATTATTCGTTGTTCCATTAATACATTTCTGAGTTCTGAAAATATCCTTTATGTTTCTGACCTGTTTATTTTTAAATTTTACCTTTGGGTAAACAGAGATTGACCCGGGTTCGTCAATTAGTGCATATGTCTCCCATAAATGCTGCTCATCACAAATTATGGTATCATTATTTGAAAATGAAACAGAATAGCAATCAATATTTTTTATATCACTTTCAAACGTTACCTTGCATTCATTTCCAAACTCGTCATAAAGGATATCGCCCGGTTTTACGTCATCCATCGTTGTCCATCCGGTAGGTGTCGGTAGCGGTGTATTAAGAGCAAGCCCCTTTCCGTTCTTTTTTCCCATGGATAGGATTGCTTTACGGACAATACGCAGGCCGTTTTCATCAACAGGAGAATAGACTTCCATGATTATTTTTTTTTGCCAGGGGCGCAAAACAAAAGGTTTCCCTTGGTGCATACCTTCAGGGATGGTAAGGGTTTGGATGAAGTCAATCATGTCTTGAGCGCGTTTTGTGTCTATGTAGTTTGGCATAATTCGTTATAATATAAATATCCTTTCTCTGCACAATAAATAGAACAATATTGTTTTCCGTCATAATCGTTATAAATCGGCCTTGGATTGTGGGGATGATGATCGTCTATAGGTTCATGCAAGTTTTGGCCGCACCATTCACACAAAGTTGCTACATGATAATATTTGTCTGCCATCTATCACCCCTTAAAAATTAATCCGTCCCGTTTTGATTTTGGTTTTGAGCCTTGGCCTTTTTGACCTTTTGCCGCCGTGGTATTGTTGACAGTGATACCGAGTTTCGTTCCGATCTGACACATGGCAGAATTACAATTATTTTTTATGCCGACCCAGGGCGATTGTTTCTCAACTCCGGTTTTGGGGTTCTTAGACACACAGCCTTTTTTTAATTCGTCATTGGCCATATCACGCATGGCCGCTTCTTCACAGTATGCCTTTAACATGTCATAGTGCTGTGGTTTGAAATGGTCCACCGGGTAGGCTTTAACTATCCGGGTCCAGATTACCCGGGCAGGCTTTGTCATTCCTGGCATGGGGCTTTTGCGTTTGTTGACTGGTGCTGGCAGTACGTGCATGTTTGGTTTTTGTGGTCCTCGGTCTCCCATCATTTACCCCCTAAATTTACGGTTTACTAATATCCTGACTGCAATCTCGCTCATGAGTTCGCTCGTTAAAAAGGATTTAGGGGTGCATCCCCCTATGCTATTTAAATAACTATACATTTAGCTGTCCAAACAATAGCATTTGATCACCACCAGGAGACGCACCATCACCTTTAACTTCTGAATTGCATTGACGACAAGCAAGCTGTGCGTTCTTATAACTATTCTCACCACCTTTGGATAATGGTATGATATGATCATGGGTTGCCTGTAATGGATGGTTATTAGGCCTTGTTAAATTTAACTTCCTACCACACACCTGACATCGACCACCATCCCGAAGGAATAGAACTTTCAAGTCTACCTTTTCAATATATCTATCGTTTGATACCTTCATGCTCCTTGTTATCCTTTCACGCTGGTGTTGGTTCTTTTTCATCATCTTTTTACTGCACCCTGGACTGCATGTCGTTTGATTACTACTGTATGTTTCAAATGTATTGTTGCATTGGTAATAAGCGCATGTTTTAGTAATCAAAATTAAACCATTTAGTTCTCTGTATGTCTGTCTATCTATTTTTTTATTATATGAATACGTGCATTTATAACACCTCTTTCTATTTGAAAGTTTAGATGTAAATAGTTGGTTGCAATCCACACACTCTATAAAATGAACCTTACATGATTGCATTTCTGCTTCTTTTAAATCTATACAGTCTTGGCACATACTCCTACGGAACACGGCATCGTTATGGCATCCATCAGAACTGCAAATACGTTTCTCTTTCCTTGCCCGCATCGAGTCAATACATCTATCACAACGATATCCATCACTATTGGCTTTATTTTTTCCGCACTCTTGACATAATCCTGCTTGTTTGTGTTCTAATCTCCTTTCCCTTGTTGCCTTGTTTACTCTTGCCCGGCATCTCTCACAACTTGAATTACCATAAGCTTCAGCACCACAACCCACACACAACCCAAGGAAACGCCTCCATTTCAATATCAGGCTACGTCTTATATATGCTTTTTTGCTAAGACCTGGCACAACGATTCCCCCGTTTAAACCCCATCTTAGAGGGCTGCTTGATCCGATGACTAACCACCATCACCGCATCGTTGCTATACGTTAACTTCATTGGTATTGGTGGATGATATACCATTGGCCTGTACCTATGAAACCACCTCAATAGATCGCTGTATGATATCATAGCTTCTTATTCCAAAAATGTTTCGGGTCCAATGGCAACCCATCAACCCCACACCCGACCGCATATCCTCGGGCTTCTTCTTTGGCTTTCACGGAATCGTGACACGCTTTACAAAGCGGTTGCCAATTGGATCTATCCCAAAAAAGCTCCACGTCTCCCTCGTGTCTTATGATATGGTCCGTTACCTCAGCCGCCTTTGTCTTGCCCACCTGTAAGCAATACTTACACAGCTTACCCACAAGGAAAGCCTTAGACATGCGGTTCCACTTCGCATTATATAAATATTGATACGGTCTATCGTATGACATACTTACCTCCCACCAGGATCAACATTAGGAAAAATAGGCTCAAAGTCACCACAGCCCCAACAATGTGGATACTGATCACAATCACGCTGCAACTTACAATATTGCCCACGGTTAGAATATCCTTTTTGAGCGACCCTTCTCCTTTTCTTTTTCTGATGTTTTTTAGCATATCGTTCATTCCTTTGCTCTTTGGCCACCTTGATAGAGTGTGCCTTTGAATGTTCAGGACATCTCAACTTTGGAGGCCCAATCCTACCCAGATACACGTCACACCCACAATCAAGACACTTAGATATTCTCTGCATCATATATCCATCCTTGTGGTGTGGACAAGTATATCCGGAATATCTTTTTCCATTCGCCATCTTTATGTTGTTGCTGGTTATTATTTCAGATTCGTCTATTGTACATCCACATGAGCAAAAGTATTTCACGGTTGTTGCCTCCAATATTTTTTAATCAATTTACGATTCCGGATCTTCCACGCAATCTCAACAGGACAATTAATCTCAACCGGTACATATCTTTTCATTAGCTCTGCATAGTATTTTATCTGCTCTGGTTCTTGTTTGGTGTGCTGGCCCTCGCAAGCACTTAAAACGGAAAATAAAAGGATTGTCAGTGATATTGTGGCTATTTTCATCCGTCTATCCTCTCAATCTTTAGCCACACTCCTGGCCGATCTTTGTCATATCCATACCATTTATCCTCAACTCTCATCGGTATTGGTATGAAACAATCCATATTGTCATCCTCAATGAACCCATGCGCAACCAATAAATCAGCAAGGATCTGGACAGTATTATGAAAATCAAACTTATGCTTTGAGCCCCGGACAAAGAAGAATTTCACCACAACAGGTTTCTGGCACCCATCAAAATAATTGCCCACAGCTTCACGAAATAGATTTTCCCGTGTGGCGTATTCTTCAACATATCCTTTTGCTGAATATTTCTTTATCCCCATGGCTTTGAGATATTTCTTGACGGTTTTGGAAGGGAGAAGGATAACACGTTTGTTTGGTGCCTTGCCTATTGTTGTGGCTATTTTTGAGTTTTTAAGGCTGGGAACGTTATTTTTGATGAATATCATTCTAACTCCTTTAGTTTTGACTATAATTACCAGTAAATCGATATTTCAAACTACATTCTCCAAGTTTACCTATCTCCCTAAACCTTACTTTTTGAATAATGATCGTTGTTAAATTAGTTTCAAAATCTCGATAAACACAGATACCATTATCAGCTTTATTTCTCCATTGGGCCCCGCCTGAAATATCATACATTGTTGGTGGATCATATTTACCATCGGTATTTTTTATTAGCTTTGTTGGGTGAGCTATGACCCATATATGCAAACCGTTGAACCTTGCAAACCGTCTTATTTTTGTAAGTTGTCTTGAAATATACTGATCTTCTCTTTCTCCTGGTCTTTGGTCGTGTTCAATCTCATTCCACGGATCAATAACCAAACCCTTGATACCATATTGCAAACAAAGTATTCTGGCATATTTAAGAATTGCATCAACTGAAATAATTTCGTCTTTAGGTATAATAAACCTAAGATGTTCTTCTAAAAAATTCGTTCCTTCTGTAACTTCTGCCGGGTCCATACGTTGACCGTATTTTGTTGAATCAAAACTTTTATCTATTAATTTTTCCAATAATGTTTTCATATGGCGCTTAACGGGCCAATTCTCAGGGCTGAAAGATGCTATTCTCCAGCTATGTTTTAAAATCAGGTTCATACAAAGTGCATCTATGAAATTTGATTTACCTGCGCCTGGTATGCCTGTAACAATGGTCATTTCACCAACCTTGACAGTATATAATTCGTCTAACGATTTCCACCCTGTAGACTCTCCACCCCCTACACCAAAACTATATTCATGTAAAATTTCAGGCAAACAATCAACAGGTGAAATAATCCCTTCAACCGGGAATGGTTTTGCTTTATTTAGTACCATCCTGAGTGCTTCTTTGCCTTTATTTTTTAATATATCATTGGCATCCTTGCACCCTTCAGGATAGGTGATAACAAAGCATTTTTCATAGCCAATCCTACGCCCAAGTTCATATGTGACCGCATGCCCAGGCTCGTCATTATCACCGGCAATAATTATCTTTTTAAACTTATCAAAAAGTTTTTCTGTATTTTTTAGAAAATCAAACTTAGAATTAAATGTTTTGGCATTTGGTGCCGGGGCTCCATCAGGTATGCTCGTTGCTTCATATCCAACCTCAAGGACTGATAATGCATCAACCTCTCCTTCTGTGACGACCAAAATTTTATCTGTGGATGTTTTTATTTTATCAAATCTATATAGGCATTTTTTACCGCCTTTTTCTTGCCTAAAATCTTTTGTAGCTGTTTTGTATTTTATATTTGCGCACACGGAATTATAAAAATATGGAAATTTAACCCAACCCTTACCGCCTGAATTTTCAAACCCAATATGTTCTTGATTAAGGATTCCCTCTGATATTCCCCTGGATTCAAAATATTTAATTACATTTTCAGGAAGTTTTGTTTTAGGATCTTCAAATGCTTTTTGTTTTTCGCCGCCCAGGCTCCCAGACCAAGAGCAATGATGGCAAAACCAGCACCCTTCTATCGTATTAACAGCCAAGCATTTCTCTTTTGATTTTTTTCTGGTTGGTGAACATTGTGGGCAAATGGTTCTAACTTCTACGCCAGAAGCGTTTATATTTATTCCATAGTCTGAAAAATCCATCAGAATGCCTTTTGTGATAATGTGCTTGGAATTTTTTTGATGAAAGTGCTAACAGATGGGAAAAAGTTTTCTCTTAAAATAATTTCTTTACACACCAGCGGGAATATATCATCAGTGAATTTGTTTTTGATGTTGAGATAATAAAGCGCCATCTGTTCATCAGTGGTATTGTAATTATAAATTGTTTTTAACTTTTTCATTTCTTTTTTAAAAAGCTCTTTATTTAAAAGTCCCATTCTGTACTCTCCTTAAATTCATCTTCCCATCGCCTTGCAGATATCCAACCTTGTGCATATTTAGGAGTTTGCCCTTTATCTATTTTTTCTTGTCTTATGTTTGCTTCGTGTTTTGCACTTTTTAATATTTTATCAACCAAATTATCAGTAAGTAAAGTAATCTCAAGCCATGAATCGGCTGCACTTGCTTTGTCTAATTTATAATTAAAAATTTCCCAAAATAGTTCAAATGTGTCTAATCTTTTCCCTGATAATTTCTTTTTTTTCTTTGTTAAATAATGTTTTCCCTCATGCAAATGAGGTATATTCTTTTCTTTCTTTAAATACTGTCTTTTGTCAGTACCAATTTTGGCACTACCATTTGTTCCATTTTTGGCACTACCCCGTGCCATTTTTGGCACAAAAACCCAACTTGTGTAAACCTTGTTAAATCGGTATTCTGTGGTTTTTTTTGTTCCATTTTTGGCACTACGTTTTATTACTTTTATAATGTTCTTTTTTTGGAGTTCTTTTACTGCCCTGTGGATGTGTCGCCTATCAAGATTGGTGAATTTTTCAAATTGAGATAATGATATCGCATCTGTCTTTTTATTATACCCGTATGTCTTTCTTAATATCATCAAAAGGCATTGCATTTGAGTTGCAGCAATTGGATATTTTATTAATGCTTCCATTATCTCATTAGCTATGGCAGTATAGCCATTTTCTTTTTGTGGAGACATTTAAAATTCAATTTCATATGGCTTTGTTATTTCAATAATACCAGAGCAAATAATCTTTTGATTAATCTCTGCTCCGGTAGAATATATCATTTCCAGTTTATCGCTTTGTATGATACCGTATTTTGTTTTTAGATATTCAGAAATTGCAGTTTTTATATCTGATGGATCTAAAATTATATTTATATCCATAATTAATCCTTAATACCAAGAACTGATTTAAGTTTTTCAAGGTTTTCAGGAGAAGGATTGCCGCCGTTTTTTTCCCATAGGCTATATGTATTTAGGTGAACACCTATAGCCCGGGCAACTTCAATCTGGGACATTTGTTTTTTTTGTCTGAGTTTTTTTAAATCCAAAACGATCACCTTTTTATTGTTGTTGTTGTGTATCACATTACAATAAATATACCCACAAAAACAGAATGTCAACAACTATTTTAAATAACCTCCCCCGTAAATTCCATCCCCTGTTTGACCTTATGAATTTTGATAGCGTCCATCTTGATCCACTTATAAGGCTTCACAACAGCCGTTTTCTTGTTTTCCTTGACGAGTCTGCCGCAGATCCTATGGCCGTTGCTGGTTTTGAATGTTACTATTGCAATCAGCTCCCGGAGTTCTGGAATAGCCTGGACTTTCAAGTGTTCGGTGTACAGCGATTCGAGTTTTTGGTTTAATTTTTCACGGTTTGTTTTCATTCTCACGCTCCTTTTTTCAAGTTGTTCCGGGGACAATCCCATATATCTAACTAATTCTTTATTGCTCTCACTCAATTTTTTAAAAGCACGCCGTCTTTTGTATTTCCGGATTAGTTTTTTTTAGCCATTTCATTTTAAAACTCCTTTACCTGATTTCAATGCTTCATTTCGGCTTCATGTTTTTTCAATGCCTGACAAGACTTTTTATAATCGACATAAAGAGGGCAGCTTTTAGTTTCTATCACAGCTTCAAGGACTTTTTTCATGCCGTCCCAATATTTAAGATACGAGCCCATATTTGTAGCCTTAGGCACCAACCCCACAGACACGGCTTTTTTCATTGCTATTTCAAGCATTTTGTCTGATATTTTTGTCATTTTAAAACTCCTCCCCAAAATAAAACTTGTTAAAACCAATAGCCTTATCATCAAGATAATAATTACTCCCCCCTTTGCTGCCGCCGCCGCATTTTTAAATAAGCCCAAGAAATCTGTTCCTCACATTCTTTTTTTGTGATCAGGCCATCGTCAAGCTGTTCATGTGCTTCTTTTTTTGCTTCTGCGTATTCTTGTTGTGGTGTCATGATAAATATCCCCTTGCAATTTCATAGGCTTCTAAAAAACCACATTGACGGTGTTTGATAATTATAATTGTTAGGTCTTGGATTGTCATGGTTGCTCCTTTTTTTAAGCCGGGGCTCACCCGATGCGAGCCCGGCACGATATATAATTTTTTTGTTATGGTTAAAATCGGTTTGTGCGGTGTTGGTTCGTTGGCACCTCCTTTTATGATTAAATCCATTGATCGGCCATTGCTTCAGCGATGCCATGAAAAAAAACACTCCTTTCATGTTAAAGCCATCTTTGATGATATCAAACACATCCCCTTGGTAATGCGGCCCAGGTGATTCAGTGGGAAGGATATCACAAGACATTGCATCATGACCCATTTTCAAAAAAGCATCCCTTACAATACCTGAAAACTCACATGCAATAAGGATTTTCATTTTATCGTCCTTATTTATAAGCTTTGTGCTGCTCTTTGGTTATGTTTCCACGTTCTGACAGCGTATCAAGCCAATTGTTCCAGCTTTTTTTTCTAAGTACTATATTTTTAACACCTATTTCTTGGATTTTGACATAAGGAAGACAATTAACTTCCCATGTTTTTATAACTTCTGATTTTGTCATGTTCCCGCTCCCTGTTTTATGTGTGTTTGTTTCCATGGTTAGATAATACTAAAACAGAATAACAATGTAAAACCAGGTGAGAGGCGATTAAAAGCAATGAGAGGTGATTATGGGTTAATATTGGGTGTTTTCGATTAAGTTCATATAAGTTTGGCTATTATCGCCTATTTGCTTTGATTTTTAAAATAAAATAATATTAATTTATAGCCCACCCAATAAACCTTGAAACCGGGTTTTTAATTTCGCCGTTATCGTCTTTGGTTAAAGGCCTGGAAGTCATTATCAATTGGTTTTCGCTCCGGGTTGCTGCCACATAGAAAAGGCGTATTTCTTCTTGAATATCATTCTTTGAGATAGACTGTTTTGATGGAAAAATTCCATCATTTAATCCAATTAAAATTACTGTGGAAAATTCTAGTCCTTTGCTACTGTGCGCGGTCATCAACTGCAACCCCTCAACATCCTCTTTAATCTCGTCACTCACATCAAAAGTAGCCAGCCAATTCAAATACTCATCAATGGTCCCGTCATAATGATCAAGAATCCAAGCATAAACAAAGTCAAATATGGGCTCAGTATCAAATCCAAAATCAATATCCTTCATCAGATCAATTGCGCTGGCCATGTCCGTTCTTTCGGCAACTTTGAACCATTTCTGCCAAGTGTAGGAATCCTTGTCTGGTGTGGCTTTCCATGCTGAAAAATGGCTCATATATTCTACAGTTGCATCCCAGCGAAGGTCGGCGTACTCTTGGGCTGACATATCAAGATATTGCTTGATCAGGAGAAAGGAAAAATTGTCATGCTCATTCACAATCAATTTTAAAAATGAATGGAAGATCCGGAAAAAATCAGACCGGACCAGTTTTGATTTCTTGCCGATATATTCATGTTTGATATTGGCTTCTGTCAGCAGGGTTGAAAGCTTTTCGAGCATCCAATGGTTTCTTGCAAGGATGGCCACATTGCCATCAAAGGTATTGCCACCCATTTTAATACCCTTAACAAGCGCCGTTGAATCCATTTTATACCTTACCACTATTGGCGCTATCTGCTCACGAACAGCACGCATAGGCTCCCCAATAGACACCCCACAATGCTCAATGAGCTGGTTTGCAGCATCAACGATATTGGCACTTGATCTGTAATTGTCCGTGAGATTATAGACATCAAAAAGGTGCTGGTTACGAATGAGATATTCCGGGTCAGATCCCTGGAAACTAAAAATACATTGTCTGAAATCACCTATTACGAATTGTGCTGCATTACAGGCGCTGCACAGGGTGTTTAATATGTTCCACTGTAATGGGTTCATATCCTGGCATTCGTCCCCCATTATATGCTGAAGGGTCAGAAACTTGCTGATCTTTGGGATGAGTTTCAAAAACTTGGTCAAAATCATACCATATGTAAGGGCGTTGTTTTCGTGGCAGCGGGCAAAGAATGCGTTCATGACCTCATTTGCATGGACATAATTAAGATCTGTTACTCCATGAGTATAATAAACCTTAAAAGCCGCATCAACCTCCCCTTTTTTGACGTTTTTCCAGCTTCGCCCATTGTGATACCCCAATTCCATCGCAACGTCCTTTAAAAGGAAATTTTCTTCCCAATTTGAATAGACCGTAATTTTCCCAGGTTTCAGGCCCACAAGTTCACCATATGTCTGAAGATAATTAAGGGCGATTCCGTGCATTGTTCCGGCTGTAATCCTGGTTGCTGGGGTTCCAATTTCCTTCATTAAGCGGTCTTTGATCTCTCCGGCGGCTTTCCTGGTAAATGTGCAAACAGCGATATCGTACCCGCTCACATTGCAATTTTCAATCAGGTGCTGGATTCTGGAAATCATCACCCTTGTCTTCCCACTGCCGGCCGGGGCGACGCACAATAGTTTTTTTGATTTTGATTCTACTACTTTTTGTTGTTCGGTTGAAAGTATCATTTTTGCTCCTTTTTATTTATAATCATTCCACGCTTTTTCAATAGTTGGATATTGTCTATAATAGTGCAGATTGATAAACCGTTTAAATTTTCTGGTATAATCATTTCTTACATATGGCATAGGGTATGGTGTCAACCCATAGTCATGAATTATTTGGCATCTATACAAATCTTCTTTTTCGGTTGTATTATAACCGATCAGAACATAAACACCGTTAGCCGTTGACCTCATTTTATGGTGATTTAAAAGCCTTAATCCATTTATTATTAATGGTTCATCTTGCATCCGGTCCCAAGCAAAATGCAATGGAGTTGAAAATTTTGTTTTATGCAATGCGTCTGCTTTTTCATCGTCCAATAATCGTAAATCATAACCGTTTTCATCCCTGACTGATAGATTTTCTGCCCATATTTCTTCAAACGTATCTTTCCAATACGGATCTTGAAAAGTGTTATTATTCAACAAACAAATTGTATCGTGTTTCTCATCGTGGAAATCCCATATTGATTCATGGGTGGTATCTGAAAATGGATGCACCATCTTTGGCACCTTGCAAAAATCGCAAGTATTAAAACATGGCCTCCAGGTATAACCAAGGCTGTAATCTATATCAAATAGGCTATAATCAGGCTTCATTCTTTCAATTTCTTCCGGCAGGACCGAACCATCTATTGCAGGCCCACCATATTCATCGGCAGTAAATTTTTTGATATTTTTTTCAAATAGTATAGAGGCATAAGTATAGTCTGATTTAAACACTGGTTGTGTACTATCATCTTTCTTGCCGTATTTAAAAAGCATAACACTATCGCCAGCTTTTTTATGCCATGCAGATATTTTCATCAACGCAAGGTTATGTTTTGGTGCATCTGTTAATAAATTAATTTTCATTTCAACCTCATTTTAAATATACCTGTCTTTTGATGCCATAGTCATCCATATTAAACAATCCTTAAAGCTTAGTCTTTCTGTGTTCTTGTCAGGTACACAATTACCGGGAGTGTGAAAACCGCATCCGATTATTTTATGGAAGGATAATCAATCCTGTTTGAACCGTTTCCAGTCCAACCGAAAGCTGACCAGTTTTTGCCTTGAAAACTGAGGCCACATAAAAAGGGAATGACATTTTGCCTGTTTATTCTGGCTACCGAGCTTAACAGTGCCAAAAAACCCCGCATCAAGGGCAACACAAGAAAGGAATAAAAAAAGCCCATGACCTGGGATAAGATCATGGGCTTTGATGGTATTTGAGTTGATGCTCCTCATGTAAAAGGCCCTGCCCTCACGGGTAATAGGCAACTCAAAATCATAATTATCATTATATTTAATCTTACATGTTAGCATATTAACAATTTAATCCTTTCTTTTTATGGTGTCAAGTTATTTTCTTTATATCCTAACCGCTCCAAATAGCTCATACCGTTTCCAATCAACCTCTTGTCAAGTTTTGCCATGATCTTTGCGCGTTTTTCTTCACATTTTTTAGAACAGTATCCATTTACCCGGCTTTGAAACCAATCAACATCAAGATAGTATTTTAAACACTCTGCACATCGTTTGACTTTCATTTTTAAACCTCAACCACAACAAAACTTTCCGGCACCGTCGCCACCGGATGACACGTTGAAAATAAAACCTGCTTATCAACCGCCCCCATATCCTCCAAAGCCGCCAGCATATGATCATCGTCAAGCTCTGCACATTCCATGATGATGATATTTGCATCAAGTACATGGCCCAGGGCAGCATCAAAGATTTGTTTTTGAGCACCACTTAAACCATTATAAGGAGTATAAACCCCAGTCTCAATATCAACCTCCCAGCCGATAAATAATCCATCGTCAAGACTGATTGCAGCCTGTCCAGATGGTAACACCTCATTCATTTTATCAATTATCTTTGAAAATGATGCAGATACGGCGGCGTTTTTCTTGGCTATCAATTCTTTTTTCGTGGCCTTGGCGGTTTCAAGGTCTGTCTGGGTTTTGGTCCTTTCCTGTTTGGTTTTTTCTATGGTTTCATTAATTCCTTGTAATTTCAGGAAAATGGCTTCCTGGGCGCGAAGGGTTTGGCCTTTTGATATTAGGCCTGAAATGCTGTCTGTTAGGATTTGTTTATTCATTTCACACCACCTTTAAACTTTTTAAGTTCCATCTTCGCGA